TAAGAATATGAATTTTATCTTTATTAATAAGACCATTTTTAGTATTTTTAAAATCTTTTTGGAAATTAATATGATGAGTTTCAAGTTTATCTTTAGATTTGCAGATGGAACATTCGGAGATATAAAGATCATTATTATAGAGAGATTTTTTAGAATTAACGATTAGATTTTTGTTATCACATAGAGTATTTTTAATAGAAACGGCTTCATTAATAAGTTCTATATCATTGAGAATATATTTAGCGATAGTGATACCATAAATTTCTTCACCGGAACCTTCAATAAGTTTTCTGGAGAATATAAGTTCATTATTTTTATTAATATCAACACTTAAATAGAAAGATTTAATATTAGTAAGATTTTTTATTTTTTGAATTTTTACGATATCGTGAAGATGTGTAGCAAATAGGAATTTAGCATTAAGTTTAGAAAGTTTAAGAATGGTAGCAGCGACAATAGCATTACCAGAAGTATTTTCGGTACCTCTACATATTTCATCACCAATAATAAGTGTTTTATCATTAGATTTATTGATAATATTTTTGAGTTCTGTCATTTCGACGACGAAAGAAGATTGAGATTTGAAGAGGTTATCATTGCCGGAGATTCTGGTATAAAGAGAAGTAAAAATATTATATTCAAATTTTTGGGCGGCTACATATAAACCACATTGAGCCATAATTAAATTAATACCGATAGCTTTCATAAGACTAGATTTACCTGCAGAATTAGGACCATAAATAAGATTACCAGTGATATTATCATCAAGATTAATATCGTGAGGAATATATTCATAATCAATAATTCTTTCAATAATAGGATGTCTTAATTGAGAAGCATAAATAAAAGAATTAGAATTAGAATTAGAATTATTAAGAATAGGTTTAACATAGTGATATTTTTTGGCAGTGTAAGCATTATTAAGGATGATATCAAAATAGATGATAAAATTATTAAGAGCGATAAGACAATTATTATTATCGGAGAACCATTTTTTAAGATCATTAATAAAGTAAGAGTTAGAGAGTTCAGAAAGATTTTTATAAAGGGAATCAATATCATCACTATGATCGGAGAGAGAATCAAAAGATATTTTCATATTATTTTTGAGTGGAGTAAAGATGAGTTGTGATAAATCAAAAGAGAGATTATTATTAATTTTAATAATTTTATTAGGAAGATTATGGATAATATTTTGAAGAGTATTACCACGTTTAAGAGTGGTAAGAATAAAATAGCCATTAGTATTATTTTTTTCGATATTAAGTTTAACTTTGTCATCATTAAAGAGGTTTTCAAGAGCTGAATTAATATTATTAATAAAGTTAAGAGAGTTATTAATTTCTGTTATAACATTATCAATATCAGGATGTATTTTAATATTAAAGAGATTAATTTTGATATCAATAAGGTTATTATTTTTAAGATTATCAATATTAAAGATTTCTGAAAGAGAATTTAAGGCATTATTAAAAGATATTATATTAGACTTGGAAAAAATATTATAGACATCTTTTTTGAGAGGTGATTTAAGAAGAATATTGATAAAAGAGATAAAATTAGAGAAAGAAGAATGAAGATTAAAGAGTTCATAAGGTTGAATAAATTTAATATTAATTTTGCGATAAATTCTATCAAGATCGGAGCAACCTTTAAGAAGAGTACGAAGTTCATCAATAAGATCAAGATTAATAATTTGTTCAGTAAGATTATACATATTATTAATTTTATCAAAATTGGTGTAAGGAGAGCATAATCTTTCTTTAAGATATCTTTTAGCCATAGGAGAGATACAATTATTGACGACATCGTTAAGAGATTGGAATTTAAGATTGATATTATCATAATTATAGTAATCAACAATATTTAATTGATATTGTGCATTATTACCGAGAATCATAAATTTATGGTTATCATAATAAGAAGGTTTATTAATATCATCAATAAGTTTAGGATTATGATCTTTAACATATTGTAGAGAAGCACATAGAGAGATAACAGCATTATGACATTTATCAAGATCTAAAAGATCGATAGATTGATTGAGTGAAGAAGTTTTAAAGATGGAATGAAGAATATTATTTTGGTATTTAAGTTTAAGAAGTTCTGGATCAATTTTATTAAATATAAGATATTTTTGTTCGGGGAGTAGATCAAGTTTTTTGATAGAAGAATTATTATAGATGTCATATTGTGATTTATTATTAATATTAAAAGAGATATCGGGATTAATATTATATATAATAAGTTCAATAGGTCTAAAATGGTGGTAAAAATTGGAGGCTTCATCAAAAGCGGTATTATCATTAATATTACTATTATCAGAAGCTTGGTAAATAATAATTTTACCAGTAAATAAATCAATACAAGTCATACCGATAATAAATTTGGAGTTAATATTTTCAATAAAGAGGGTCATAAGATATTTATTATCAGAATTAGAGGAGATATTATCGATATAAGTGGCGGGAGAATAGATATTAGTGATTTCTCTTTTAGGATTAGGAGGTAGAGTAGTTTGTTCCATAATAACGACAGTAAAATTATTATTGATAAGAATTTTAATATATTTAGAAAGAGAGATAGTAGGGAAACCGAGCATAAAAGGATTATATTCATTAATATCGGGGATACTTTTATCTTTACGAGTACAGACGATATTAAGAATTTCGGAAAGTTTAAATAAATCATAACCTCTAGATTCAGTGGCATATGCTTCGTGGAAAGAGCCAACTTGCATAAGAAGAATGGTGTTAGGACCATATTTAGCGGAATATTTTTCATATATATCAAGATATTCGTGATGAATATTTTTATTATTATTTTTAATATTAATATTGGACATAGTGTAGTAATAATATAAATAAATAAATATTTATATTAAAATTTATAAAAAAATTTAGATAAAAATATAAGATTTAATAAATAAAAATAAAAATTATTGTTTAGATTTATTAATAATTTCTTCCATAAGAGAGGCGAGATATTTATAAATTTTTTCTTTGACTCTATCTTTATGTTTATGTAGATGGTACCAATTTATATTATGTTTTTCGACCATATTACGGAGGATATGTTTAATAAATTTTTTATCGATAATTTTGTCTTGAAGGAAAGCTATTTTACGGATAGCGATATCAGAAGAGTCATTATTAGGGAGAGAGATGTTAGACATAGATTTAATGAGACCATCGGCATTATTATTAACATAAGAGAGAAGATTACGTAGAGTTTTATCGTGAAGAAGCCATTTATTGATGAGTTTATTATAGAAGTGTTTGGTGACAGTATCTCTGACTTGTTTATCTTTATTAAGATCGGGATAGTAGCCAGAAATAAGTCTATTTTTTACAAGAGGATCAGTAGTGATGAAAGGAGAAAGATTAGAAGAAGGGAGAATGGTAGGTTGAGAAATGATGGTAGGACCGATAGAAGGGAATTGTTGGTAGTAATCATTTAAATTTTCTCGTTCTTGATCGAGTCTATTAAGAAGATTGCGAATATTTTGTTTACCTAAATAGTCAAGCCCCCAAATCATAGTAGAGGAAAGCATAATATTATATAATATAGATTTATATAATAAAAATAATTATAAATAAAATAAAAAATAAAATCAATTTTTTTTATAATTAACGATAAAGAAATCAAAGATGTTAGCCCAATTTTTAGAATTTTTATTGATAACAATTTTTCGTTTGATAGTGGAAGAAGATAAATTAATATTATGAAGATTAAGAAGTATATCTTTAATATTGAAGCAGAATAAATCAGAAGGGAATTCTGGATTAGATTTATAAACTTTATAGATAGCATTAATAATTCTTGATTTAGAGATATTATTAATGGTAGAAGAATTAGAAGATAAGAATTTATCGGAATCATAGAAAGAATTAATATTATATATATTAGATAGGAAGTCATTATAATTATCAGGTAAAAAAGGTTTTTCAAATTCAAGATCAAGGAAGTTTATATTAGGATGATTAACAGTTTGAAAATATTTTTTAGTGGAAATATCGACGGGACAAATAATATTATTAGATTTGAAGGCTTCACCAGTTTGTGGATGATAGAAAAGAGTATTAGGAGGATAAGCAGGACCGATACAGTTAAGATTATTAGAATTTTTTTTATTATTATTCATTATAATAATAATATATAAATTTTTTTATTAATATTAATTATATAATGACAGAATTATATGATGAAAATATATTTGATAAGATAAATATTGACAAATATAATATAATAATAAAAAATATAGTATCACAAGCAATCAAATTACAATTTACGAAATTAAATAAAAAAGAATTAGAAATATTTATTGAATATATAACAAAAATAACATTATTAATTATTCAGAAATTAAATATTACTAATCCTGAAAAGCAATTTGTATTAAATAATTTTAGAGATATTTATAGTTTTATTGTTTTAGCAATGCCATATTATTTAATAGATAATTCTAAAGAAATATCAAGTTTTAATGAAATATTAATAAATGAAAATGGAAAAAGTAAGATATTTGAGAGTACATATTACATAGATCATAAATTTGATGATTTAAATGCATTAAATATATATATAGATGAGATGTACAAGATAATAGAAATGGGATTAGAGAATATGAAGCATAAATTATTAGCGAATTATATGAATATATATAATTATCGGATGGATAATTACGAGAAGAGTTATATATATAAAGATTTTATAGAAAGATATAAGAATAAGAGATTTGAGAGAGATAATTTAGAATTAGGAAATTATACATTATATGGAGTGATAAATAATTTTTTGTTTGGTGATATAATAAAGATAAAATGGTTTATATATGATAAAGAGAAGATAATAAAGAACAAAAAATATTATTTTCCGAATATAATAATATTAGCGAATGAATATAAGATAAATAACATATTAGATATAAATAAAGATGAGATAAGAGAGGAGGATATAAATAATATAATAAATTATATGAGGAGAGTGGAAGAAGAAAATATATTAGAAGAAATAATAAATAGTTTTATATATTTTTTAAAATACACAAAAAGTTTAAATAGAATATTAAGGATAAAAGATATAAATAATAAATTAAAAAGAGAACAAATTAGAATTATAAAAAAATATATAGATGAAATAGATGATGAAACAGATAGCAAAATAATAGATGAGGATGTAATAATAACAAGAGAGAATAGACAGATGATAAGAGAGGTATTAAGAATAATAATAAAGAATATAGAGAGGGGGGTAGTAGAAGAATATTATAGATATATATATAGTAGTATGATGAGATATAAATATACGTGGTATGGCTATAGGAGTATAGATAATAAGAATAAGATATATGGATATGAAGAATATATAGAAAGAAATAAGGATATAAATATAGAATTAGATGATGATTATAAGCCGGAAAGTGAATTATTAGAAAATTATAGAAATAAGTATTTAATATATTCGTTAAAGATATATTATAATTATTTTAAATCAATATTACACGTACAAGAAGGAGATGAATATAAGAGATATAATAAGACACATTCATATAATGGGATGAGTGAGGAAATACAGGATATATTTATAGGAAGATTAAATACGGATAGAGATAATATAAATAATTTTTATAATATAAGAGGAAATATAGAAAGAAATTATTTGCGAGAAGAAAGAAATAATTACAATAGAATATTGATAGGGATAGAGATAAATAAGAAGATAAAAGATAGGATATTAAAAGATGGTATAATAGTAAAAATAATATTTGAGACATTGGTGTATAATGGTATATTAACATATTTTAAATATAATCCGAAATCAACGGATAAGAGTATATTACCGAATAAGAATAAACAGAAGGATGAATATAAGAGAGTATTAACTAAAAATTTGATAGAAGATATGAGTAAAAATGATAAAGCATATAATTTTATAAATAATATAGAGTATAAAGAGCATAATATATTATACAAAGAAGAAAAACATAAGAATAAAACATATAAAGATTATATAATAGGTAAAAATAGTTGGTTTTTTGAGTTATATTGTGTAGAATGGACGAGACAGATAAAACAGATAATAAATCATAATAATGGGAGAGTGATATATATAACGGGAGGAACAGGAGCGGGGAAGAGTTTAGGAAGTCCTATAATAGGGTTATATAATCAGAAGATAATGAATTTTAACAATAATGCGAAAGTGATAACGACAGTGCCAAGAATAAATCCAGTGAAGAATAATGCATATAGAATGGCGCAACAATTAGGAGTGCCAATACAAAAATCGAGGATAAACTATGTACAATATAAGACAGCAAAAGATTATGCATATGATAACGAGTATCATATGAAATTATTGATAATAACAGATGGATCATTTTTTAATGATATAGTAAATAATTTTATATTAAGGAGTGAGAAAAATAATATTTGTGATTTATTATTGGTGGATGAACATCACGAACATAATACATATATGGATATGATAATGACGTTATTTAGAACGAGTGCATATTATAATAATAGGATAACGATAGGGATGATAAGTGCGACGATGGATACAGAAGAGCCACAATATAGGAAATATTACAGAGTGATAGATGATGATTGGAAATATCCGATAATAGAAGATAGAAATAAGGGAATAAATAAGAATATAATGGATAGGAGAGTACATTTAAGCGAGCCATTTGGTAATTTAAATTATACGGTAAATGAGATAGATTTTATAGGAAAGAGTGAAATATATACAGTATTAGAAATAATAAAGAAGAGTACACAAGGAGATATATTAGTATTTGAGCCTGGTCAGAAGGAAATAGATATATTAGTAGAAGAAATAAATAAAAGAACACCGAGTGATGTGTTAGCAATACCATTTTATAGTAAATTAGACGAGAAGATATTAGAATATATAGGTAATATACATGTACCAGAAATAAGAAAGAAATTTAGATATCCAAAAAATGGAGAATATACGATAGAGAATATAGATGAAGAAATACCAGATAAAGTGGAAGAGAATACATATAAAAGATTTGTGATAGTAGGAACAAATATAGCGGAAGCGTCAATAACGATAGATACATTATCGTATGTAGTAGAGACGGGGACGAGTAAGATAAATAAATATTATGTGGAGAGTAATCAGAGTATATTAGAGAAGGTGAGTATAGCAATATCAAATCAGAAACAGAGGAAGGGGAGAGTGGGGAGAGTACAACCGGGGACAGTATATTATTTATATGATAGAAAAAAGTTAAATGAGAAGAGTATACCGAATATATATATAGAGAATATAGCGGAGAAGATAATATTATTATTAAATACAGAAAATGAAGTAATAAAATTTGATCCATATAATAATAATATAGAAGAGATAAAAGCAATAGAAGATGAAAAAGAGATAATAGATGAAATAATAGAAGGATATCAGGTGAGAAGAATAAAAGATGGTAAATTGGAGGATGTATATTGTGATAGAGAGATAAGATATAAAGAATATAGAGATAAGATGCCAAGATGTGATAAAAATGGAAGATATAAGATAAATGAATTATATGATTATAATGGAAGATTATATTTAAATCATCCAGACGAGATGGATTTAAAACGAGATGAAGAATTAAATATAATAAATATAAGAGAGAGGAATAAGAAGTATGAGAAAATGGATTTATCAAAGAATATAGTGATAGAGGAATATAAGAATAAGGTATTATTAACATTAGAATATTTGAAGAAGATAAAAATATTAGATGAGAATTACAATAAATCAGAATTATATGAGAGGATAACGAGTAATATATTTGCATATATGGCGGATTTAGGATTAGAAATAAGTTTAGAGGATATAATGGTTGTAGTAGATGTATTAAAATATTATTATGGAGTGGAGAGAGATAATAAATTAATAAAGATGTTGATAATATATTTAACATTTGTGAATAATAGAAAGAATATAAAGATAGATAAGAAATTAGAGATAAAGATATGTGAATATTTGCATATATTTTTTATATTAGAGAATAAATATTTTAGAGTGAATATAAATGAGATGAAAAACAAGATAATAAATATATTAGATAAGATAGAAGGAGGTAGTAAAATAAAAATGGAATTAACAAGTATAAATAATGATATAAGAAGGAGAGATGAAATAAATGAAGATATAAGGATAAAAATGAATAAGATAATAGAAGAGATAGAGGATGAAATATTAAAAAAGGATGTAAGAGAGAGATATAATAGAATAAGGAATATAGAAGAATTAAGGAAGTTAATAAATAATATAATAAATAGTATACAAGAGGAGAGGATAAAATCAAAAGAGATGAGGGAAATAATGAATGAGATAAAATTTGATAATTATATAAGAAATAAAATAAAGAGTAAAATAAAAATTTCCTTTAAAATCTACTTTCAGTAAATAAATGAATTTCTAACTAAAATT